TACAAGATCGTTTCAAAAAATCGGCCAAGAAGATATTCCCCGTTGAGGAATGTGCCTTTTTAATCGGGCGCAAAGACGAAAACGGGGATTATCGCGTGGAAGACCTGTATTTTCCTGAAGATAGGCTCGAACACTCCTCCGACGTCCACATAGACATCTCTTCTAAGTGGTTCCGTACCGCCCAAGAAACCTACTTCGAACGCGGGCAAGTCGTCCTAGGCTTCCTCCACTCCCACTGCTACGACGCCAAAAAAGAGGGAATCGCCGATTTAATGCCCTCCCTCGCCGACGTGAACGCCGTTAACTTCTTCAAAGCCGAAGTCGAGCCTTACTACTCAATCACAGGCATCTTACGCCTGGTCAAAAACGGCGCACGCATCCGGAGCGACCTTGCACTTTACCCACTAATCGTCCCCTTCAACGTGCAAGCCGCATGAGTGAAAAAATCAACATAAATGCGCTTTCCACGGACCAAATCTACAACTGGAAAGTAAATCGCTGGCTTGCCCGCACCAATCTCGGCTACCTGTGCCGAAACGTCCTTAACTACCACCTCATCGACGACGTTTTCCACGCGCCGGTCCTCAATATCCTCCAGAAATTCCCCAAACCGACGCGCGACGAGCTAAACCGCAACACTCTCCCCCAAGAAAACAACCCCGTAGGCTACGACATCCTCGGAAAAGACGGGCAGTGGAAGTACAAACCACTCGTCCAGATGGACAAACTCCAAGGAAAGCGCCGCCGGCTCATTCTCGACCCTCGTGGACATGCCAAAACGACAATAAACGCACAGGCGCACACCATCCAATGGATTCTCAACTACCCAAACATCGCAATGATGGTCGTCCAGTCCACCGGAGACAAGGCCGAAGCCATCGTCGGTAGCGAACTCCGCGTCCAATTCTGCCAAAACAAGAACCTCCGCAGCCTTTTCCCTGAACTCTGCCCTAAAAGCGAGAACATCAAGGATTTCGGGACAAAAGGGGCCTTCCTCATCCCAGGGCGTTCTAACGATGCCATCCGCCGAGAGCCAACCGTTATGGCCGGCTCCATCGACAAAGGCTCCGCCGGGTATCACTTCGACGTGATGAAGTTCTCCGACATCGTGTCCCCAGAAAACGTCGGCACAGTAGACCAACTACAGTCCGTGAAGGACTCCTACTTTATGATGGAGAACCTTCTCAACGCTCCGGATTACTGGATCGACGTAGAAGGCACCCGTTATCACTTCCAGGACCTCTACGGACGCCTCATCGAACTCTGGGAAGAGGATATGAAGACGGAAGGGCGTTCCGGCTGGGATATCACCGTCCGCAGCGTCTACCAAAAAGACACCGGCGGCGAACCCAGAAAGTACACCCCCGACGAGTGCAAACTCCCCAACCTCCTCGACGCCGACGGAAACCCAATCCCTGTCTGGCCGGGGCGCTTCACTTACGAAGGTCTGAAACGCGAAGAACGCCAGGACCCGTACATCTTTAGCTGCCAGAAACTCCTAATGCCCAACGCCAGCGCGGGAAGGGACGCACCGTTCCCCGTTGACGATAACTACCCGAAATTCATCCCGCGAAAAGACTTTAACCAAAACGTCCCCATCGCATACCGGGAACTCTGCATCGACACCGCCGAAACCGCGAACGCTCGTTCAAATTATTCGAGCATCTGTGTAGCCGCCTGGTCCGGGAACGGCAAGTGCTACATCGACGAAATCGTCCACGGTAAATATCTCCCCGACAAACTAGTAAAACTCATCATCTCCACCTTCCTGAAATACAACAAACCGCACTGCCCAGTCTCGGCCATCAAGATCGAAGAAACGGGCTTCGTCCGGGGCCTATCCGCCACCTTTGGTCGCTACCAGGACCTAAACGGGATAAACCTCCCCATCGCCTACATCAAACGCGACACCACCATCTCCAAGAACGAGCGCATTCTAAATACCCTCCAGCCTTGGTACAAATCCGGGGATCTTGTCTTCCTAGAAGATATCGAGTGCAAAACCCACATGCTCTCGGAGTTAGAACAATTCCCGCTCTCCGCCACTGACGACATTCTCGACTCCGTAGCGGACGTATTTCAAGGAAAAACCTGGTTCGGGCGAGAAACTACCCGTGATAACGAATCGCGCAAGGGAATCGACCGCCGCGCCCACGAAATCCAGCAAACCTTCGCCCGCCTGCAAGACTATCATTTCAAACAGTTTACCAACCAAGGCGGCATGGAGTGGACCACCCCGGGCGACCCAATAGACTCCGTAAACCCGGATAACTACCGATACTAGCTTCTGTAAAATAGTAATAGAGGGGCACTTATTAAGATTATGGCTTTACCTAAGAACTGGAAAACCTCCCTTGCGGGCGTCCTTCTTTTGGGCTTCCTAGCCTACAAATTCTACCTAGACCCCAACGCGCTGTCCACGGACAAAATCATGCTCCTCCTCACGGCGGGCGGCTTCTTCGCCTCCGGGGATCATGACTCCGCCGGTAAGCAGGAATAACTGTGCCGGAAAACGTCCAGCCGCCGCAGATACAAGAAGTAGATCTCGACCAGGGGAAACTTGTCCTTTCGAATCATAAGATAAGCGAGGGGTATGCCCTTACTTACGCTCTCCGTACTTTCAACCAGATGGAGAACTACCGCTCGCTTAACCATGATCAAAGGTGGCGGGCGTTAAATGCGTTGTATTTGGGAGTGGTTCCGGCGAAGGTTTGGGATGGTACGAATATCCCGCGCGCCAACCTCTCGCGCAAAATCATCTTCGAGCAGGTCGAAAGCACCCTCCCAGCCGTCTGCCAGGCTATCTTCGGACAGCCCGAGTGGTTCCAGGTAGAACCCGAATCCAACGTCCCGATTGAGCAAGCGCGCTACGTCCGGGACGCGATGTCTTACTACCTCGACCATTCGCGGAATAACCTCTCCTCCACCGCCCAAAACGAAATCTCCCTCGCCATTAAGTCGATGCTCCTCTTCGGCAACGGCGGCATCGGCATAGAGTGGGACTCTCTACAAAAGCGCCCCAACATCTTCTGGGTAGACATCAATGACATTTACATCGATCCAGGACTAACCACCTCGAACGTAGACGAAGGACGCGGCCTTGTCTGGCGGCGCTTCATGACCGTGGACGAACTCGCCGCGCTACGTGAAGACCCCCGGATGAACATTCCCTCGAATGACATCCTTTACTACCTCGCGAACACCACCGTCAACACCGTCGGCGACCAGACCAAATCCGTGCAGGAAGCCGAACGCGGGGTCAACTACCAGCCGAACACCAGCGATTGGATGCCCGGACCTCAGGACCGCAAGGTAGAAGTCCTGTGCTACTACGACCGGAACCGCATCATCTGGATTCTGGGCCGGCAATGGGTGGCTTACAACCAGAAGAACGCCTACGAATTTATCCCGTTCTGTTTCGCGCCGTTTACCCCGATGCTGGGGCGGTTCTACGCGACCTCCTTAGCTGAAGTGAACGAGGACAACCAGCGCTACATCCAAGCTCTCCTAAACCTCCACCTCGACGAACTTACCCTCTCCCTGCAACCCCCGCGCACCATGCCCCGGAACGCGCGCATGACGCCGAACCAGATGCGGTGGAAGCCGGGGGCAATGTTCCCCGTGGACTCCAAGGATGATGTAAATATCCTCACCCCCGCCGGCGCTACCCAGAACGTCTTTACCGAAATCGCCTACATGGAGCAAGCCGCCGAAAAGACCACCGGCGTAAACTCCATGATGGCCGGAGCCGCACCCCGCCCGTCCAACGCAAACCGCACCGCAACCGGCGTCGGGTCTCAAATGCAGGGCGCGTCCGTCCGCCTTTCCCAAATCGTCTCCAACATCGAAACCTACATGCTAGTACCGCTCCTCTACAAGCTCTACCGCATGTTGCAAATGCACGTCCTCCCCTGGGAAAGTGTACCCGCCGTTTCCTCGGAGAACGACCAGAAATACCAAGTCTCCGGCCTGGTCTTCCGCAGCCCCATGCAGTTCAAGATGAAGTCCGCGACCAAGCTCGTCACGCGGGAGCAACTCTCTCAAACCGTCCCGTTCTACCTCCAGACCCTCGTCAACGGCCCCGTAATGCAGGGCCTAGCCCAAGTTGGCAAGACCATCGATTGGGATGAACTCTCCCAGATGATTCAGGACGCTACCGGCACCGCCAAACTCTACAAAGTCGTCCGGAACCTCACCCCCGAAGAACAGCAGCAGATGCAGGCTGAGCAACAACAGCAAATGGAGGCCGAACAGCAGAAGGCCATGCAGGCGGATCAAACCCGGCTCCAAATCTCCTCGGAGAAGAACCAAACGGCAATCCAAACCGCGCTCATCGCGAAACAACCCGACCCGCCAAACCCCGCAGAGGAAGAGGCCCAGCGCGCCAAGGTCCAGAGCGAGATGATGCTCCAGCAAATCAAAGTCAGCGGTCAACGCGACCAGATGGAGATGAAGAAGCGCGAGGCCCAACAGAAACTCCAACTGAAACAAATGGAGATGCAGCAGAAGGCGCAGGAAGTCCAATTCAAGGGCGCTATCGACATGCAGCAGGCCCAGCAACAGGCGCAGTTCGACCAAGAGGCCATGCAGAACCAGTCCGCCATGCAGCGTGAACAAATGAACATGCAGATGGAAATGAGCCGGCATAAACAGAAACTCGCCATGCAGCAGCCGGCCCCCTCCGCCAAGCTCGACAAGTCCAAGCCAAAACCTAAGAAGTAATGACGACTTCCCCAACTTCCCGAGAAATGGAGGCCATCGCGGACCTCCTTAACCACCCCGGCTATCCGCTCCTCCTAGAGCACGTCCAGCGCGACATAGACGACATCTCCGACCAAATCGAATCCTCCGGCTCCCACGAAACCGACCGCGACTTACTCGGCCAATGGAAGGCCATGCGTAAGGTCCTTCGCACGCTCAAAGAAACGCCCATAATCATGATCTCCGCAGCGGAGGACCAGCGCAAAATCGAAGAGGGCACCTTCGAAAGCCTCGGTATGTCGGACTACTCCACAATGAACTACCGCCAAGGGCTGATAAGCGAGTTTCCAACGTCTGGTAACATAGAACTAGAAGAGGACATTTAGGACTAAGATTATGTCTCAGAACCCGCAGAATAACGAAGTCGATTCCGATGACCTGCTCCGTGGCTGGATTAAAGAGGAAGTGGAAAAGCAGACAGCCCCGGACCCGGCAGTTACCGCGCCCGTCACGCAGCCTACCCCGCAGCCCCTTGAACTGAACGTCATGGGGAGTAAGTACACCTTCAATTCCCAGGCGGAAATGGAAGCGGCTTTGAATAACACCTTCACCGCCCTCCAGCAGCAGCAGACCGCCCCGCCCCCGGAACCCGCAGGCCGCTACGTCACCGATGACCAAGGCCCTAAGTGGGACCAGGATAAGTACATCGAGTTGATGAAGACGGACCCCCGCGAGGCCGCCGAACTCGTAGACAACTTCCGTTACTTCGGCGGAAAGCACACGGGCAAAGTCTCCCAGACCATCAAACAGCGCTTGGAAGAGGCGGAAGTCCTGAAACAACACTTCAGCGAAATGCAATTCCTGGCCGCCCATACAGAATTCCCGCGCGGCCCCCAGAGCGCCCAAATCGTCCACGGTATTCGCCAAGCACTAAACCTCCCCTACACCCCGGACGGCCTTGACGCGGCTTACTTAGTCGCCCAGCAGCGCGGTTATCTCCCGGCAGTCCAGGCTTCTCCCAGCACCCCCCAGAACGCCTACGCCCCTTCTGGCTACCCCCAGAACGCGCCACCGCAACCCCAGCCCTTCAATAACCCCAATAGCCTCTATCAGATGCCGCAGACCAACTACGGTCCCCCGGCCATCGGACGTGGAGCCTCCACCCCACCCGAACAGAGTTTCGACATGGACGCCCTGGAATCCCTCCCCCTCGCCAGCATCAAGAGCCTAATCGAGAAAAGCCATAACTCCAGGTAAGTCACTTACCTTCTGTTATTATAGAGACAGGGAAGGCAGTTAGAACGGCCCTCCGACTTATCTAAGATTAGGATCTAGGTAACTAAGAATATGGCATACTCACCGGCAGGAAATTCTACTTCTTCCCCCGGCTTAGCGCACCTCCAAGCTATCTTTTACAACAAGACCGGCTTGGACGTTTTGCAGAAGAACTTCGTTTTCCGGAGCGCGACAGAAAAGGACAAACTGCCGTTGCGGTCTGGCCGAACTGCTCAATGGTTCCGGTATAACAATCTCTCTGCTGGCACGACCCCCGCAACCGAAGGCTCAGTTGGCACCTCCCTCCAGACGACCTCCAATGTCGTCGGAGCCACGGTTTCCCAGTACGCAAACTTCATCTCCGTTTCCGACTTCCTCATGGATACGGCGATTGACCCGATTGTTGAAAGCAACTCGGAGCGCCTGGGATATCGCGCCGGCCTTTCCGTGGATACGATTACCCGAAATGTAATCGACGCGGAATCCGGAGCGGCCCAGACCGCCCTCGCCACCTACCTCGGTGTTGACGACCTCCGCGCCGCCCGGACCAACCTGGCAGCCAACGATGTCATGCCGTTCGACGATGGGGAGTACTTCGCCGTCGCCCATCCTTTCGCCACGTTCGACCTCGTGAACGACCCTGCGGCTGGTGGACTGGCGGACATCTTCAAGTACACGACTCCGAAAGCGACCGCTCTTGTGTCTTACCCCACGCGGGGAACCACGATGGCGTCCGTTGCCGGCTGCCGTGTGGTTGAGTCCACGAACACCTATCAAGGAACCGGCCCGAACACCTACCGTGTATATGTTTTCGGTAAGGGCGGAGTTGGTTCGTTGGATCTGGAAGGACGCGGCCCCTCGAACGTCACCGACCCGAACAAGCAGAAGTTCAAGATTTCTGTGATTCGGAATCAGGGCGGGAATATCGCCGATCCGGAAGGCATGATTGGCGCGGCTGTTGCGTATAACTTCAGCTTCGCTTCTGTGGTTCTCCAGGGTCCGGCAAGCATTCCTGGGCCGTATCGGTATCGTTACATCGACGTGCAGTCCACGCTTGGTTAATCAGGAGGATACAAAACATGGCTGATAGAATCTCTCTCACTAATGACGCGGTAGATCCTTCTGGCTTTTCCTACGTTGAAGAAGTCTTCACGTGGAACGTCGCCTCCGAAACCTCCGTCATGGCGGCTTCGGCAACGCTCCTCCCCATCGCGGCTATGAAGGCCAATGGGCGGATCGTGAATGCGTTCATCGGACTCGTTACCCCGCCCGTCTCGGCCTCGGGTTTCGTTTCTGGCACAGTGGACGCTACCTTCCGTATTAACTCGGCGGAGGTGCTCTCCACTCTCCCGTCGATCCCGATGGCTGGCTCGGCTGGCGCGGCGACTCGTAAATCCACGAACGCTGGCGGCGGGGTTAGCGCGGTAGTGAACACGGCTTCGGCCAGTTTCTCTGCCGGCGACCAGATCTCCTTCGATTACAACGCGCGCTCGGTTGGATCGGCGGCTGCTGGTGCGACGTCCAAGGGTCTGTACGCGACGGTTGTTGTTCGTTACGCGGCTCGGTAGTTTTTCTTAGTCCGGGTAGTTGCGGTTTAGAAAATGGGTGGTATCCTTTAATCGGGATATCGCCCATTTTCGTTTTAGGACTAAGATTAAGTTGCCTTTAAAGCCCGTCGCAATCCATTCATCCGCAACCCTTGAGCCGTGGGATTTTACAACACCTTGGACGCAGGGAATAGGTGGCAGTGAAAATTCGGCCGTAGAGATGGCCGAACGTCTCCGTATCTCCGGAGTAAAACTCGAATCCTACGCTCCAATAGATTTGACAAAGCATGATCCCGATGCGCCGCTGTATTCCTCAAATTTAACTCCTTGGTTTCACCACACCGCGTATCGCCCTATTCCGGATGAGATTCTTATCAATTATCGCAACCCCACTACGTTTGACACAGATAAACCAAACGGTGCGAAGTGGTGGTTTGTCGCGCAAGATGTCGATTACCCATGGGCTCCGGAGCAGTTAGAAAAAGTAGACCGTTACCTTTGTCTCTGCAAAGCCCACGCCGCGTACACCCTCCAGCGCTACCCCCAACTAAAAGGCCGCGTATTCATTAGCTCCAACGGCGTGCGGTCAGAGGTGATTGCGGAGGTGGAGAAGGAAGGGCTAGTTCGCCAACCTTTCCGTATGTTCTACCCCTCTTCCCCCGACCGTGGACTAATGCTGGTTCTACAGAATTGGTTTCGGATTAAAGAGGCCGTCCCCCAAGCAGAACTGTACATCGGCTACGGGCTTAACAACGTAGACAAGATTATTCAGTTGAATGGAAAAGGCGACTGGCGGTACACATTCAAGCAGGAGTTCGAGGATTTAGTACACCAAGACGGTATCTATTGGCTGGGCCGCCTCAATCAAATGGAGGTTTACAGGCAGTGGTTCCAAGCCTCCATCCATCCGTACCCAAATAGCTTTAAGGAAACGAACTGCATAACCGTCATGGAATCGCAGAGTTGCGGGGCGTTTCCTGTAACTAACAGCTTGTGGGCGGTGGGAGAATACGTCCAGTTTGGAACTAAGTTGACGGGAGTACCGCAGGAAACTACGTTGGGCTCGGCGCTTTGGGTGGGTGAGTGTATTCGTAGTCTACAGGAGGAAGTATTGGAGCCGACTAAGAGAAGTGGGGAGAGGGCTCATATGATGTCATGGGCTCGGAGTTCGTTTGATTGGCAGAATGTGGTTTCCCAGTGGACTAACTGGATCAAGGAGGACTCATGCGAGAAATAAAACCAGCCGGAACGCTTTCCCGAATGTGGCAGGATGTGATGTACTCCTCCTTCGCCGATTCCCTCGTTGAAACAGCGCTCTACACTACCTACTACCTACAGAACGTCGAGGATTTGTCTGGAGGAAAGAGCTACATCCACTACGACAAGGCCACCGTCAGCTTCCACGAAATGGCGAGGAATTCCCTAGCCGAACGGATGCAGGGCGACTGGATATTCATGATGGACTGCGACCACCAGACCGCACCAGATATCCTTGTCCGCCTCCTCCGATTACGGAAGAAGTACGGTTGTCGTGTCATCAGCGGTATCTACTTGTACAAACACCCACCACATTCCCCGGTGGCGAACTTCTTTAACGAGGAAGGCCGCGTTGTACCACTCGTAGATTGGGACCGGAGCGCCGAAATCATGGAGATTGGCTGCACCGGGGCAGGCTGTCTACTAATCGATAAAAGCGTTATTCGCGAGATATCCGAGAAATACGGCTGCGGTCCGTTTACACAGTTCCCCGGACTAAGCGAGGATTACAGCTTCTTCAAGCGGTGTAAGGAATTGGGTATTACCTGCCATCTCGCGCCGCAAGTCGAAGCGCACCACGTAATACGAACTCCTTTGTATGTAGACGGGTACCGCCCAGTCCGCGACGGACTAATCCAAACAACCGTAAAGGGCGGCTAAAACCTAAGTTTCCAACCTCTAACTGTATAATATAGTTAGAGGGAACAGTTTGTCGTCGCTGCATATTGGGAAACCATCGAACGCTAGTCAGATAACCTGGAGCGACGGCACGCCTTTTTCCGGGTATCTGGTCGTAGGTCTAGTAAACAGTTCCTACGATGGAACTTGCTCCACCTCCTGGGGAAAAGCCACAGTCGGGCCGAATCGTAACTACACGCTCCCGCCGGGATTCGCGATGATCCCTATCGACCAAGGGAGATTCAACGACTCCATCGGCGTCTACTACAACACCGACATAACCCCTCCTAATACCACCTACATCGCCTACTACTACGACGCGAACCGCAACCCCATTGCCGGCCCATCCTCCCCCTTCTCCGTAACCTCCGATACGTTTACACCGCCGGCGCTTACTCTCCTAACCCCAGCGGACAGTGCGGCGGCCCCAGTACCGGACAACGAAGCCGGCACAGACCAATTCTTCGGTGTAGTCACCCCGTGGGCATGGAATGAAGTACCCGCCGGAACAAAAGACGGTGTAAACACAGCGTTCACCTTGGCGGAAACTCCCGCCCCAGCCGCGTCCCTGCACGTCCTCTTCAACGGCTCCGACCTTACACAAGGCGTGGACTACACTCTCTCCGGCACCGCTCTAACAATGGTGTCGCCGTACATCCCGACCTCCACCGACACATTCTGGACGTTCTATGCGTATGGAACCTCCGTCCCCGCTTTCTCCGAAACCTTAATGAAGTGGAACGAAACTCCAGCCGGCCTGATGAACGGCTCCAACCAAGTATTCGTTCTCTCCGAAAATCCTTACCCCACCTCATCCCTAATCCTCATCTTCAACGGCTCCACGTTGCGGCAGGGCGTTGACTACGTTCTGCTCGACAACATCATCAATCTCCTCACCTTCATTCCTGCCTCGGGCGATACCTTAGTCGCCTCCTTCCTCTACAGCCGTTGCTTTACCCGCCGTGGTGGAGTCGCTACTTGGGCGTTTGACGAAATCCCGAGCGGCACCAAAAACTCCTCCAACACGGTATTTACGTTAGCCAACACGCCGGACCCGCCGGCTTCCCTCATGCTGCGGTTTAACGGGTCCACGCTAACCCAAGGGGTACACTACAACCTCTACGGCGCAATCATCGTCTTTAACGCGCCCTTTATCCCCGCGCCGTCGGACAACATCACGGCGGATTACCAGTACTTCGTTTACACGCCATGATTACGCTCTCCTCGAAACAAATCGTAGTAATCGGCGGCCTGCTGGTGGGGAACCTTGTAACCTCCGCTATGACTCTCGGCGGTTATAAATCGGAATTCGAGCAGTTGAAAACTCAGGTGACTGAGGACCGGGGTGCGAGAACCGCGCTTCGGGAGGAGGTGATTAACCTGCGGGTTGAAATCGCCAACCTGCGAGCGGATGTAAAGATCTTGTCGGAGAAGACTAAGAAGTGAATAAGAATCTAGGAATTATCGACAGCGAGAAAGCGCCCCTTCTGGCGGCGGGAGACAGCACGCGCAAGGGCAATGCGGATCTTGATACCTTGCAGAAGCAGAATGTGGAATCCCTCGCGCCGTGGCTTTTGGACGAGCGGAATGTCACCAATGCCGAGTACCAACTTGGCAAAGGGATGCAGTCGGATTTGTTCGTTAAGCGGCTGAAGAAACTTAACCCCTCTCTGGAGTTCTTCGTCTACCCGCTGAACCGCACCAAACAAGCCTGCGCGATTAAGGAACAAGACGGACACTACCGTTTCATCATCACCATGGAGAACGGCTTCACTCCTGAAAGAAGCATCATGGAGCGGCGCGTGGAGTTGATCGACGATTTCTCGGGCACTCCGGGCAATCCTGTTGTAGAACGCTCCGACGTAATGAAACAAGCCCACTGGGTTCCTTCTAATAACGCATTCGGCGGCAGTTGGGCGTTTGAGGATAAGACCAAGGGCCTGGGATGGAAGGCTGTTGAAATCCCCGGTAAGGAAATCACTCGCGGATGGCGCACCGTCCTCCTCCGCCTAATCGAAAGCGGCTACCTCACCGTGACCGCTGTGGAAAAGGAATTCGGAGCAGACGACACCGCCGCGTGGCAAGGACATACAGGAAAGGCGCTAGTAACGACGCCTTGGTAAGTTAGTAATCACTAAGACTAGGACTAAGAATATGGCTAAGGATACGAAAGATTTGAACGTTTTACAGTCTCCGATGGCGGATACCTCCACCGAAGACCTCGACCGGGAACTAAAACTCCTCGAACTTGAGGAGAAGCGGGAAGCGCGCGGAAAGAAGCTCGCGAAAGAAGCCCAGCGTAAAGCCGCCGGCGTCTCGATTCGGGCGAATTACGTTAGGGAACAGGACAGAACGAAAGCGGAACAGGCTGTCTGTATCCACCAGAAACCCAACGGCGCGTCTGCCTTTTGCGGCCAGCGCGACCACTCGGGAAGAATCCACCTCATCTGCCAGACATGCTCGATGGAATGGCACGAGGGCATCTCCCCCAACTTCGCTTTCCGCCGCCCCGATCCCAATATCATCGGCGGCCCGCTGCAATCCGTCTAAGGTACTTCCGTGGCTACATCCACATACACTCCGAATGATGCTGCTGTCTGGGCGAAGTCTTTTATCAAGGCTATGCCCTTGGAGAACATCAATCCGTTACTCCTGGACACCGTGTACCAGCGTATGTGGATGGCTGCGGACTGGAGTTGGACGTTGGGGAATATCCCGGCGTTTACTGTAGTTCAGAATAAAACGGATTATGAAATCGCGCGGCCAGGGGATTTCCTTTACATCGTCCAGGCGAAGATTGTTACCAGTAATAACTCGGATAGAGATCTTATCGTAGACCCGCGCACCGAAGACTCCGTTATCCAAGCGGGGCAGGCTAGCAGAATCTCGGCAATGACGGAAGGCGACACGCAGTTCTACCGCCTCTCTCCCGTTCCCACACAGCAAGTCGCGGCCCCGCAAGCCCCAAAAGTAATCGGGCTGTACAAAAAGCAGGGCGTAAAGATCACCGCCGATAACTACGAAACCGCCATCCTGGTCTTCCCGGACGCCTGGTTCTACGTCTACTGCCTCGGGGTCCTCGCCTACGCCTACACATGGGCCGATGACGAGCGCGGCGGGTCTGCTTCCATCGGCTCCGACGGGCGCTACCAATTCTCGGGCAAGATGGCGGAGTTCGAAATGGGGCTGGAACTAATGAAGAAATCCGAACCGCTCCCGACCACGCCCAGCAAAACAGTCCAAGACACGAAGAAGGAGCGGTAATGGCGCGCACATACACTCACGGCGACGCGATGGATATGATTCGGCGGCACGTTACCACGTCCAATGAAGACAGCTACGCGGCGGAGATCTGCAACGCGGCGGATAGGAAAATGTGGATGGCGTTCGACTGGCGCGAGAGTATCGCCAATCTGCCGCCGTTTTACCTAGTCCCGCTGGAGCAAGACCACGGTTTCCCCGCCGTTGCCGTACCCAAAGACTTCTGGGGCCTGCGCACCGCCTACCTTCTCCAATTCACAGCCAACCCCACGCCCCAAGTGTGGCCGCTTTCCTGCATCCGCGACCTCCAGGAAACCGACGTTATCTCGATGCCTACGTCCATCGGGTATAACGAGTCTAACAACAGCTTCCGCCTTTTCCCCCGCGTGCCAAAGAACATCGGCGCTCCCGAGTGGCTGGTAAACGGCACCTACAAAATCCGCTTACCCAAACTCACCGCCGGCACCTTCGCAGGCACCATCCTCCCCTTCGCCGACGACTACTTCATGAACTACTGCGAAGTTCTGAAATGGGCGGCTTTCGAGTACTCTGGCGACTCTCGAGCCGGCGGAGTTCAGGCCCAAAAGAATGGCGGCGTAGTCTTCACCGGCCAGCTTGCCAAAGCCTACGAAGCGACCGTGGAAATGGCTATGAACGAGGGTCTGGAACTCGGCGACCCGGTAATCGCCCCTGAAGAGCCCCTTGCCTCTCCTAGCTCTCTAACCGGCAACTGGTGGGGAGGCTACTTTGGACAATCAGGCTCCTAAGCGCGTCCCCCGCCCCATGTTCGACTTAGGCGGCGGTAAGAAGAAATACCCTACTGTTTCTAAGTCCCCGAAAGACGAAGTTAAAGAAAAGAAACCACTTAGGCAACGGATGCCCCCCGATGTAATAAAATGGGAAGAGAGTTAGTAATATGCAGCTAAAAGAGTTAGGGAGTAAGTTAGGAAAAACGGCGGCGGCGATTGGGGAAGCAGTGTCCCCGATGGCCAGCACGCGCCCGAATCCTTTAGGCGGCATGAAGAAAGACAAGAAGCCGGGGAAGTTAGCAGATATCTGGAAGAAAAAGCCCGCTTCTATGTTGGAGGACTGCTAAATGGCGTCTCTCGCGGATCAACTTTATTTCCAACGTTACGGTACTGCGCCGCTGCAAGGCTTGTCGGGACTCCCCGGCGCAAACGACCCTTTTATCGCCTCTGCCCTAATTACCCCCTACGCCCAGCGGTCTAAAGAGCAGCACAACGCGATTAACTCAGCGAACGTGACGGCCAGCGGGGTGAAGGCTCCACAGTACCAATCCGCGCAGACCCAACAGCAATGGGGTCAGCCTCAACAGCCCCAAGGCCCGATGGTCAACATCAGTAAGAACACTGGTGGAACGCAGGACGCTTGGTACGCCCGCGCAGGATCGCCGGGTATCGCGCAGCCCCAGAATCAAACTCCCCCTCGCGGCACCCCCAACTACGGCTACCAACCGCCGCGCTCAGCCGGACAGTCTCCTTGGGGCGGGCAGTATGGCATGTCGGGAATGTCTGGCGGAATGGGCAACTTCTTCGGTGGGATGGGGAACTTCTCCTCCCCGATGTCTGGCATGGGTGGCTTCCCCCAACAGCGCCAGCAAAGCGCGCCGGGTGGAACTCCTGGCAGCATGAACACCACCCCGACGCCACAGAGAACCCGCCCCCCGGCCCTCTCGCAGAACTTCAACAACATGTTGTATTTCCCGATGGCGAAGCAGCAGTACTACTAAAAATTAGGACTTAGGACTAAGACTATGGCTCCAGCACGTACTTTCGGCGCTCCCTCAGGCAACGCGACATATGGACGCGGAGGCGGGGCTTTCCAGAACCCCGGCGACCCGTCACAAGGCGGTCCTAACTACGTAGACGCACGCACTCCCGGTATGGGTGGCATGGGTGGGTATGGTCAAGCGGGCATGTCTTTTGCGGGCGGCGGAGGAGGTCTTATGCCTCCTTCTGGCGGCGGGGGAATGATCCAGGGCGGCGCGCCTTCCTTCCAGAACTTGGGAGCCGGCGGAATGGGCGGCACGGAACAGGGCGGTATGTCCAACGTCCAGTCCCTTCTCTCACGTACACCTTGGGGGATCTCCCCGTGGACCGGGAACACCCAAATGACCGGGCGCGATAACTCCTCCTTCCGTGAAGGCGGCAGTTCGGACGGCAGCGGGCAAGGAATGTGGGGCGCGGGGTTTAACTTCCTCAAGAACCACCCCCTGGCGGCAATGCTGTTCGGCGGCGGCCCTATGGGTATGGGGCAGTTACAGGCAATGGGCGTTCCGATGGCCGGTCCCCGTCAACCTTCGCCGCAAATGGGCGCGGGTGGAGTTGGCCGTCAAAGCATTCCCATGCAGTCTTTGGAAGGCGGGCAGGGCGGCGGTGGCGGAGATGCCCTAAGTATGCTCCTCCAAGGCATGGGCCAAATGCCGGGTAACTTCTACGGGCGGACACGTGGAAGGTAACCGTGGCGATTGCCTCGAAATTTGACTCCCTACAGTTTGAAAAATTAGAGCTACCGTTCGACAAGATCGAATCGGAACTCTCCCCAACTCCGCGCATCGTCGAGGGGTTGAATACTTACGTTACGACAGGCGGTTCTCTGGCGCGGCGGCCCGGTACCTCTGGGATGACGAATGGGCTTTTCGCGGCGGGGTATCGGTGTGACCGTTTATGGCTTTACCAAACCCTAGACAATCCACCGAAACTCTACCTCATCGCGTCGATGCACAACTTCAACACCGGCTTCTGGGAGTTGTGGTATCAGCGTTTGTCGTCCTCCCCCGGTACGTGGACGATCTTCCCTTCCCTCCGCTCGATTAACTCCTCCGAACGGGCGCATGAAGGCGTTCCGGCGCGGGGGAAATTCTACGCCAAGGGGTACCCGAATATCTCCACTACGGAGACTTTAGGGACGGTGCAGTTTGATGGATCACCGGGTACGCCAGCGGTTCGTGTTTGGGGAGCACTAGGTCCGACGACCCCGGCGCGAATTCGTGGGGCGATTACCTACTCCACGGCATCGATTAACGACTCGACTACCGCGCTGACTGTCTCCCCGGCGGCGGCTCCTGCGGGCTTTCCTGCGGCTCCATTTACCGCGCAGTTGGATTTCGAGCAGGTTACGGTAACGTCAATCGGCGGCGGCACTAACTGGACGATTGTGCGCGCGCAGAACGGGACTACCGCAGCCGCCCACGCAAACGGGACGCTTGTACTCTGGCGGAATTGGACTGCATCAGCGCATCAAGTTACCGTTAACCTCTTCTGGCGCTACTCCTACTGTTACAAAACTGTTACAGGACAGTACACCAATCGTGCGCCAGAAGAAACAAACCCCGATCTTCTACCCAATTCCACGGGCGCATTTAAAGACCTCTGCCCGGAAATCACCGTCCAGGGTCACGCGGATACTACTAACTTCCCGACTATCTCGATTCTGCGTACCTGCGACGGCGGGGGTACGTACTTCCTTCTCGAAGAAATCACCAACACTGGCGCGGGCAATATCACCTACCGCGACGACAGCCTTGGTTCCGGCGCGTCGGGGCTTACGCAAAACGACCCCATCCCGGATGTCGTTCTCAACACCTTCTCGCTAACCCCGAACCTCACCTCCAATTCCCCGCCCCCGTCCGTCATCGCGCCGGAAGTAGTCGGCGTTAACCAAATCGCGCCCAGCACCCCGTGCGTCTACTACGCCTCCCGAATCTGGTACGGCATCGGTAACATCGTCTTCTACTCCTCCAATGAGGAATTACCCATTGGCGTCCCGGAAGAGTCCTTCCCCTCGGGGCTAACCGGGAATTTCTACCGCTTCCAGGACCCGGTTACGAACCTCGTAGACACGGGCGATGCGCTTTTCATCATGACTCTGAAAGGCGCGTATATCATCACCGGCACTACGAAGGACACCTTCAACCTGCGCCCGATCTACGACCAGATGGGGCATCCGTACAATAACTCCCGCGCGGTTGTCCGCTACAAGAACTCCATCGCCTTCCTAACCAACGACTACAAAGTAGCAACCATCATCGAGTCCAACGAACCGGAGTTCATTTCGGACCCCCTGGAAAGCGACCTAGTAGACGACATCGTTGACGGCGCGGAAGTAGACATGAAGTACTGGGCCGATCTCGACAAGGAATGGCTGGTCATGTTCTCCCACCGGAAGGACGACACCTCCCTTTCCCGCCAGCGCATGTACAACACCAAGCTGGCGAAGAATCACAACAAACCGTTCTGGGCCACGCCTTGGGATATCCCAACAACTGCTGCCGTTGCGGGGCGCGCTTCAGAAGACACTTCGCAGACGAAGCTAATCATGGCGCTATTCGACAATGACACGAACACAACGCGCTTTGTGGAACTCGACCTCGCCACCTTCACGGACGACGCGCCGGCTGGGGAACGCGGGTACGGATACCACTTCACCACACACCTACAACAAAACCCGGCGGGCAATCACCTGAATAACCTCGCCGTGGACAGCCAAGTTAGCGATCTAAATAACATGATCCTGGAGCGGAAGGTGTTCGACGATGAGGAAGACCCCGAGTTAGTCTACTACCTAGACGACACGTGGACGGACCCTATTACTCCGCCCGCCGCCAACGGTCCACCCCGCCGCGAGCAATCCAAGGGCTACAAAACCCTCTACTTCCAGGTAAACACCGTCTGTAACCGGGCCGCAGTAACCGTCTCCTCCCCCGACGACCAGGATAACGTCCCGGCGCAGATTGAGACTCTTACTTGGGTGTTCCAGCCAGGCGGAGGGGCCTAGTTGAGAAACGATTATCACTTATGCGTAGAATATTCATCCTATTCTCCGCAAGCTGTCTATCTGCCCAGTCGCTTACAGACGATTTGCGGGAACGGTTAGTAACGTTTGAGGAGCACTGGCATATCTTCGTCATGAAATACGCCGGATGCAAAGACCTACACTCTCCAATAAGTGAAGGTAATTGTATCCACGCGAACTCCAAGATTGATTATGTGGAGTGGAATAAGGCCCGAGACGCGGCTAAGAAACTCTTCGACCTGAAATGAAACAATCCGTACATTCCGACGAAACACGTAACTTCCTAATCGACCGGATGCTGAACACCTCGCAGACGGCGGAGGGGTCAGTTGTGCCTCCCCAGCAGCGGGCGTCGATGCGCGTTCCGGTGGTCAAACGTCTGGCGATTGCGAAACAAACGTCTTTCTTCGGCGGTACGGAGTTTGTGCTGGTGTGGTTGGAGCCCGACGAGCCCAATATCAACATTGCGCAGTACAATATCCTTGTCTACGGCCTGGTGGATACGGACACCCCCAGCCTCTCCGTAAGCGCGCCCCAGTCCCCGGCCACCGTCCGCCTAACCGCCGAACTCGCCACGCGCGTCACCTTCGTCGTCCAAACCCAACTTACCTCAGGTCTAGTCTGCCCCCTAGACATCGCGCCATCATGCACCGGGATCGTCTCCAGCGCGGGCCTAATAGCCGCCGACATCCCGAATAACTCCATCGCGATTAACAAAATCCAGACTTCCACGCCCTTCAATGTCTTCACCTGGGACGCGGGCGGGAATCCTGCCAGCACCCCGGCAAGCGCCCTCGGAGACTATGTAGAAGGAAACTCCAACCTTACAACTGCCGGCGCGGTCCCGTTCGTCATCTCCTCGGGTGAACTTACCCAAGACGCGGCGAACCTCTTCTGGGATAACTCCACAAACCGCTTGGGCGTCGGCACAAACACCCCCTTAAGCACCCTCCAGACGGGCGGCAGCTTCGGGGCGTTCTACCAAGCCATATCCACCTCCACCGCCGCCGGGAACGCCGTCACCTACTACGCAGACGCCACCGGGGGTAACGTAGACTTATCCCTCCCTGTCGCCGCCACCGTAGACTCCCGCGTTTACACGCTGAAAAAGACAGACGCCTCGGGTAACACCGTCGGATTCCTCCCGAACGGCGCAGAAACCATCGACGGCGCGCCAAGTCTATCTACCACAACACAATACGAAGGATGGACTATCCAAGCCTCCGCAGGTAACTGGTACATAATAGGCCGCTTCTAAGTTGTTGACTCATAAATAGTAAAATAGAGTAGGAAGGCTATAAATGGGGTTCTTCGACGACAACGGTTGGGTTAGAAACGGACTGGCGACGCAGGTTGCCCACGCGGATAATGACTACTTCAATAATCAGGCGCGGTATGACCAGTTAGTAAACGACATACGCGGGATGTCCGTTGACCCGGCTCAATGGATGCAGCAGAACGTCGGCTACCCGCAGATGTCGCAGTTGGGGGAACGTTTATCCCAGTTTGACCCTACGTCGATCATGGCGCAGTCCGGGCAGTTCATGACCCCCGGAATGCAGCAGTCGTTAGAGCAGATGTTGTCGGGCGGGATGGCGGGGTATAACCAGGGCCAGGGGATGAACCAGAACCTGGGGAACCTCGGGCAGCAGACCCAGGCCCCGCTCTGGCAGACGGCGAACCAGGGCTTCCAGGGCGGCGGGTGGACTCCTCAGTACCAGCAGGCTTTCGACTCTCTGGGCGGAATGATGAACCCTGCGACGAACCCCACGTTGGCAACTCAAATGGGCGCGGGGCAAGGACTCCTCCAGTCCGGAGGCCAGGACCCGTTTACACAGGCGATGCAGCAGTTCGCTCAACAGGGCGTGGCAGGTGGCGGGCAGACTCCGCAAAGCCAGACTCTAGGGAACGTCGGCGCGCAGATTCTCGGGAATAACCCTCTAATGTCCGGCGGGCAGGCTGCGTCGATGGCCGCGAACCAAGCCGGCACAGACACCCGTAACGCCGCCGAAGCGATGATGCAGAAGGCCGTCTCCCGTGGCGCGGCTCCCGGTTCCGTAGTCGCATCCGGCATGGGGAACGAAGTAATGGCCGACTTCGCGGACCAGATGTCGCAGAACCAGTCGAAGGCGATCATGGATGCGCTGTTCGGCCAGCAGCAGCTTGGTTTGCAGCAGTGGAATCAGGCGGCGGGGATGCTCGGGGAGTCTGGGCAGTTACAGAACCAGAATTTGAACACCTACGGACAGATGGGCCTCGGTGCCGGCGCACAGGCTAACGAACGCATGGGCCTCGGGGCGCAGTTGCTGGGTAACACCAACCAACTCCAACTCGGCGGCGTAAACGCAATGGGCAACATCATGGGTAACCAGAACCAATACGCACTGGGGCTGGGGAACTTGGCGTCTCAGACGGGCATGAATCAGGTCGGCGCGCAGAATCAGCAGTTCGATAACAACCTGAATAACTCGGCGTTCTTGCAAGGGCTGTACAACCAGGGATTCCAGAATGACTTAGCGTCGGGGCAACTCGGCGTGCAGCGTGGGAATTCTCTGATTCAGGGAATGTTGGGGGGCCAGCAGAACCAGCAGGGCTTCATCAACGGTATGAACAACATGTACAACAACCAGGTGACTAACCCCATGCAGCAGTTCTTGCAATTCCCGCAGAACGCAGCGTTGACGGCTTTGGGCGCGCGGGTTGGGGGAGTTCCGGTTGGGCAGGGTGGAGCGAATCAGGGACTACTCGGGAAGATTGGTCAAGTCGGCGGAATGGTCGGAGGATTAGCGGGGATGTTCATCTAATGGGCGGAAATATCTTCGAAGCACTCGCGCAGTTGCAGCAGCTTTCCCAGCAGCCGCAGCAGGAGCAGGCCCCAGACTACGACACTATCGAATCGATGCTCCGGCAGCGGCAGGCGGATCTTTCCGAGGCTACCAATCGCCGGAAGACTGCCGTGGACATGCTCTACACCTCGCCGCAGGAAATTGCGCAGCAGAAGTATAAGGACATGCTTGACTTCGGTAGCACCAAGGACGAGGCTACCGGCGGGCGGCGGAAAAAGACAAAAGGCGAGAAAGCGAAAACCGTCGTTAATTGGCTCGGTACTCTAGGAGCCGCCGTTTCCCCAGACCGCAGAGACGACGTGTACGACAAGATTCTAGGCCGCGAGATGGTGAACTATAACTCCGTGGTGCCGAATGTGCGCGCGGATGTTACGGATTTGCGGCTCCGCGAAGACGCACTCCAGCGGGGCATTCTCGGGCTGGAGGGGCAGAAAGCGCGCGCCGGCCAAATCAAAAACAGTTCCTTCCACAAGATGATTGATGAGTTGTTGAAGGCCGGGAAGCTGGACGCCCAAACCGCCCGTGACGCAAAGCAGCTTGAAATCGCGGGCCGCCGTGCAGATGCGGAAGTGCTGCTGAAAGGCTCCCAGAGCAACCTCGCCGAAGCACGCACTGGAATGGTCGGCCAGCAGACTAAGAATCTAGAAGCCACCGGCGGGGCGACTGGAGACATGGGTTCCGCTTCCGCCCTAACCGCAATGGACCCGCAGAAGCGCCAAGACGCGATGGATCTCTACAAAGGGATGCAGACGGCGAAAGGGGCGGGGCGTGCGTCGGGGAGAGGGCCTGCTGGAAACCAACGCCCGCGCGCTGTCACCATGAGCGGCGATTTTGTGGACCCAGAAACGGGCAAGATTACGCAGGGGACATACATCGATTGGTTGCAGCCGGGACAGGGCGGATTCGTCACTGGTCCCCAAGGTATGGCTAAGCTCGGGGAAAAAGAATCCACCCAACAGAAAGCCTTCAAATCCGCGCAAGGGTCCGTCCGAGAGGCGGCGCAGTCTCTTTCCCAGGCGGTGCGCGGTAAGAAAGTCGGCTCCATGCTCGGGCCGACTGGCGCTCTGAAATATGAAGTCTTCAAGCACTTCCCAGGAATGGGCGATCTCAACCCACAAGACTTCACGAACGCGCAGTCCACAGTAACGGCCATCAGCAACGGCCTATTCAAACACGCCACCGCCCAAGGTATCCGCCAAGCCGGGTTAATCAACGGCATGAAGGCGTACT